TAATGCATTTTGAGTACTTGCACTTGTCTCATTAATATAATAAAGATTTTTTTGAAACCTATCATACTCAGATTTGCCGATAATGGTATTTTTGAATACAAAATCTATCTTTGACGCAACTCTAAATTTATCCGATCTTTGTCTTTCCTGTTCAAATACCTCATATGAGTTAATCACTTGAGTTCTATCAAACTCATCCAATTCTTTTATTGTCGAATCCAATGGAATTTTAATCGTTGAATCTACATTGACCGATCCCTTAAATTTATCATCACCTCTAATTATTTTGAAAGATTCACTCATCTAATTAATCTTTAGTTATTGATTTCAATCCACGCTGCAGCAGTCTCAGTCCCTTGCTCAACTTCAGTTAATCCCTTATCCCTCTGAATATAACACTCATTCTGACTTGTCATCTCCTTAAATTTCGCATCTGAGACTTTAAGAACGATAATATCACAATCAGTAGGAGTCACCCCCAAATTCTTAACAGCATGAGCAACTTGAGCTGCAATTTTTCCTTCACTCATTTTTAAATTTTTCCTATAAATTGCCTTAATTCTCATCTCTTAACGTATTATCAAAAACATATTTAATAAAAAATTTATCAATCGCGGTCCTACCTTTAAATAATCCAAAATAGAAATACCAAGGAGCCCCAAACACCATCGGATTGTTTTCACTCACATCTTGAAGTATAAAATTACCATTATTGTCTTTAGAATAGATATACCCAAATAAATTTTCTCTATCCTTAGAACCTAAATTAGGTAAATAATGTTCCGTTGATGCATCTCCAAATCCCAAATCCTGATATCCCTTCTGTATTATACCAGACTTAGAACTATCAAAACTAAAATCCGTATTCCAATTATTTAAATCATTTCCAAAAATAAAATCATTTCCATTTAAAATTTTCCACCTATAAAAAGGAACTATTTGAGTTTTACTACCAAGTTTTCTAGATTTATTATTACTAAAAACCATTTCCCTATTAGATATTAAACTTCTAAAATTCAAATATTCATCTTCAGTCCTAAAAAATATACCAATCTTAGGTTCTGGGTCATTGCTAATATAAACTTCAGAATCACTACCGCTAGTAACATAATTTCCTACGTCAAAAAATACCACACCAAATTGAGTATGTGTCGCAATTGCTTGGGCATAATCACCATCAATTCTACCAGCACTATTCAAACTGTCAGGACCCTCCCTTTGAAAGAAATTACGATAAACATTTGTTGCTGGATTCAATAAATCTCTTCTAAATCTATCCCTAGCAAATCTAGATATTATAAATAAATTCAGAATATCACTGTTATCTTTATATGAACTCTGAACCATATTATCAATTATATAACCATAATACTTATCATCAAATATCAACTCCCATAGAAAACTCTCCTTTGGTCCTAAATTCATTATAGTTGTGGGATATTTTAAATTGTAATTATTTGATGCATCAACTCTATTATCATTTCTATCCGCGACAAAAGTACTACTAATTTCATTATATGGTGAAGACCTATAATAAAAATTATTAGTCTTTTCATGTCGAATTATAAGATCATTACAAAAATCATACTCAAATTCATTATTATCAAAAGTTCTATTTAACTTAAATGGATATGCATATAATACTCCATTCACCCAGTTATTTGTGAAGGATTCTGATACGATGCCCTGACATAACTTATAGAAAAATCTATATCTTGCACCCCATTCCGTAATCTTACCAAAATCTCTTGGAATGTCTGTCAAAGCCCTTTTAACCAAAACATAACATCCCTTACCAAACTCAACACGATCACCTCCATTCTCGCAACTTTCCTTAATACGTAATATACCATCCACTAGCTCATAACAATCAATATCAACCATATTTGCACAATCAAAAGTATTCAATACCGATGATACTAAAGTCACTCCTGAATAATCATCATCATCAATATCATTCCGACTTGGTGGTTCATACTGAGCAATTATACCACCATATTTATCATATACTGTCGTTAGATAGTTCTGTTGAAGTAGAAATGCGTTATTTGTTTCAGTAGGACTAACATACACATCTGATGATGGTAATCTATCCGATCTCAATATCAAATTATTATTATTAGTCATTTGCATTACAGCAACAGGACTATTTGATTTGTTATATATAGGACTAAAGTAGAATGAGTTAACATTTATATTATTAACTTGCGTCTCATCTAACGGGATATCACCACCATTCCATAATGAAAAAACAAAAGAACCTCCAACAATAGAATCTGGAACATATCCATCTAAATCAGCATCATAATTCGCAACATTTGCATTAGGTAATCCATTAATCACAAATCTATTACCATCTCCAATTGACATAACATCAATTGTATTGTCAACAAAAATTTCCTCTGCCTTATCATCACTAAAATTAGTATCCGTATTATCTGATCGTATTAAATACGTTTCACTACTCAACAATTTATTATCTATGGATGAATAATAACCAATTAATGTTGATTCATATGATGTGTACGCACTTGATGGGACTGAGAAAAAGTTAGAACTAAAATTAATATTTAAACCATTCGAAGTAGTATCATTAGTTAGCCCAACCAAATCGTGATAAAACAATATTTCACTATTACTATCCCCATTAACGACAGGTTGGTTTATCTTATAACTACCCCTAACCGTAACCTCATTCTCATTTGAGAACCCAAATATTTTACCCAAACCATATTCAATGTCATAATTATATGAATATGGGTCAACTCCCTTTTGAATAACAAAAACATTTAGATCTCTCCAATTTGGTATTGTTTTTAAAACCTCAATATTATAAATCTCATCTAATTGTCTATCACCAAATTCTTCATATGCCAATACAACTTCCATTGTACTATTGAGAACATCAACAAAACTACCATTTAAAGGTGTTAAACTTGCCATATCATAAAAATCCAACAACGTCATACCTGTTATTACTTGGTAGTATTCGATATCTGATGGATACTCATATCTCATAATATCCTCTGTACCACCTGAAGGTAATGAATATGTTGCAACCCTATTCAAAGTCCTATTATTCTGATCCCCAAATACAAGACTAATATTTTCAGGTTTTCTTATCGTACCCTCAATCTTATTTACATTAGGATCATTAGAACTACTTGGATTTACCAATGATAATATATCCCCTGATTGTAATATTTGTTCAGGATATGTAATAAAGACTAAAACATTATCAAAATGATTAATACCAATATTATTAGGTATTGAAGGCTCAACTGATACTGATATTTGATTTAACCCTTCATAATATTTTGACTTTGTATTAAACAGATTAATCCTTTCACCTAACGGCAAGTCATTAGAATACAACATTTCACGATCATCATTATCATTCACTCTAAAATGTATTCTTGATACCCCAATACTATAATTCTCAACACTATTATTCACTTCCTCATTATATCCTGATAAGATATTTTTAACGAAAGATAATCTTGGCTCACCAGCAATAAAATAACCATTACTAAGATTTTCCAAATAATCAGATAAACCGTCATATGACTGCGACAAATTAAACGGAAACATAAAACCATTTCCTTCAGTATCCTCATTTGTATCTACGTCCTCAACACCGCACTCACAATTATCACAATTAGGATATGTAATCATAGGTAACGGTATTGTCCCAAATCTTTTAGCCGCTTCTCTCAACTCTCTTCGTCTCTCTTTACTACTAAAAAATGCAATTACTCTAATTATCGGTCTAATAATTGCAATTATAATGTGATATGGTACAATTACGGCATACAACACTATTTGTATTATTGTGAATAAAATACTAATAATTGTCGCCAAGAAATTTGGGTTATACACCGCATCATTAGTTGGAAATTTGTTAATTTGTTCACAATCAGGGTCATTGATTGATTTTATACCCAAAAATCTTTTTCTAAAATTACCAACCTTATGATTATCAATTAATCCCGAAACGGTGTAGATGTTATTATAATCAAATTCAAAAAAGAAGTCTTCACAATTAATTGCCGCTTCCTTATCAACATAATCATCCCAACTTAAACTGAATGCATATGATTTTTGTCTATCTTCCTCACTAGATATATTACTATCTGATGACCACCCATACTCTCTAACGTTTGGTATTAAGAAATACCCTCTACGAATACCTTCAGTTACCGTACTCGGTTGAGACCACTTAGCCTTAAATCTATATTTACCTTTTGTCGGGATACCTAATTTCGGATCATTTGAAATTACTCGATTACCAAACTCATCAGTATAAACATAATCAAGGTTCATAGGTACTTCCAAAACCCAAGCGCCATCACCATCAATAACATTACCCCCATTTGGCAAATCAGCCCTTTCCAATATTGGATCACCATTTTCATCAATACCAATAGTCTGTCTAATTGCAATTATCTGTCCTTGATTTGAAATAAGATCACAATTTTCACCAAACTTCTTCGTTACATTACATCCTTTGGTTAATAATCCCTTGGTTTTAATATAATTCTTATCATCATTTGATACCAAAGAACCTATGAATATTGATACAGGTTGTATATTGACATTAGCCTCCCTTGTCAAATCAAAATCAACTCTAGTAATACCTATCTGACATGTCTCAGGTTCACCCCAAAAGGGAACAACATCAATGTCTTTATATAATGTTATAATTTGAGGTAATGTATCAATATTTGTGGAACTTCTAAATTTATTTCCATCAAACTGATCTTCAGTTGCCAAACCCATTCTTATTAAATCATCAGGCGTCAACGAAAACTCACCAATATCAGATAAATCAACGTTCATCACAAGTGTTTGGCTACCCAAAGGAACTCCAAATATTAAGAAATCACCACTATTATTTGTCGTGACGGTAAACTTATAATATTTTTCATATACTTCAAGAACACTTTCATTCAACAAGACATCTTCTCTATCCGGAAATGTACCCGTTGGAGAATGTCCTGAATGTGATTTTCTATATGGTAATAAATTATATTTATAACCATCATCATTAACATCCGTTATTGTCTTATAAGGGTAAAGGTCTGATATTATTGGGTCTAACTCATCTTCACTAGTAATTGGAATAAAAATAGACAACTTCACATTTGGTATCCCGTATCCCGAATTTGAATACACTCTACCTGCAACAACACCATAATCAGAACACATTCTATTGTAAACTTCTGATTGTCTAATCTTCAAGGACAATATCTCTAATGAATCAAAATCTTGATTTAAATTTAATATAATATTACCATCCTCACCTGGAGTTGTTCGTATTCTATATGAATTACCCATTATTTTTTACTTTAATCATAAATAATTACTCCAAAAAGTAATTATCATCAAATCAAGATATCTGGCTCGACTTATAATTTTTAACCCTAACCACAATATCTCTATTCGGATATCTAATTTGATAAATTTGATTGGGTAGTGCAAATATCCTTTGATCGACAACTTTTATCTTTCTGGTTGTAATATCTTCAAATTCCATTGATGTTTCCGAAGAAGAATATAACCCACCAACTTTGTTGAATACAGAAATATCGGTAACACTAATAACACCATCATTCGACTGTATTGCCGTATATATCTCAGAAATATTAACATCCTGCCCCAACTCACGTGCCGCAGGATCCATTAACGTGGATATTTGATTAATTATTTTTGTTACAATTGAACCCTGGTTTTGTGCATTGTCTAACACTACCGAAATATCAAATGATAAATCAACCACATCAGCAACTTCTATCGAAATATAATCATTAATCATCCTATAATTTGAAAGGTATTCCGCCAAATTTCTCGCCAAAGTGTTTGAAATCTCCATAGTCAATTTACCATTATTATCATACGATAATAACTTAACTTTAATCTTATTATCTTGTTCTAAAACCGCAACTTTCGCTGGTGAACCAAATTTAGATGGCATATTTCTAATTATCGTGTAATAATCATCAATTGTTACCGCCCTTTTTTGAGCGGCAAAATTATACGAAACATAATTCCTAACTTCCTCTGTCGTTGGAAAATTAGCACCACCAATGGCAGCAGTCACATTATTCGCGGTTAACGATGCAATTACCGAATTGTTAATTGATTCCGAAGGACCATTAACAAAAAAACTAACATTTCCAATTTGATTTAAAACATTTACCCCAATATTAGAAGATAATCCACCTCCAACACGATACTGGATAAATAATGTTGTATTCGGTCTAACGGTTCTACCTAATCCAAAATTATTCATATATGATTGTAATGGTAATGTATTAATACCATTTCTTGCAAACTCCGCAAGTTTGTCGTTTGCAGATGTATTACCACCACCAAATGTTATCTTTAAAAATCCTTCAGGTGTATATTCGGTTATAAAACGATTATCTGTCTGAACATACTTACCAACCTTCACTCCAGGTACGTCAGATGTTTTTGTCGGATCTTCAACAAAAACTTTATCCTGAATTAAAGCATCAACCTCATACCATTTATTAGTTGAAGATACAAATTCACCCGAACTTGGAACATTTGCGTAGTTAGTACCTTCTTTCTCAATAATAGAAGTAACACCAAGTACATTTCTTTCTGGTAAGAACAACTCAAAGAATGGTTTTGAATCAGAAGCCGTAATTGTTCTTTTCAACACTTTAGTCGTACCATTGACAGCGACTTCCCTTTTGGTAATTGTATAACTAACAATATTATTATTTGAATCAAAATTTGGAATTTTTAACCTGTTCGGGAATCCAGATGAATTATACGGTGACGCAAAATCCAAATCATCCACCAATTCAAAAACTTGCCCCGCCCCAATAACTTGACTTCCTCTTCTTAGAATACCCAAATACCTCTCATCTTCTTTATCCCCATTTGGAGGAACTACAATAGAAAAGTCAATTAAACATACAGAAGGTCTTTGACCAGGAATTTTTAATCCGTATGTTCTTGCAATGTTAAATACCGAAGATTTTTCTTGAGCATATTGTAATACCGTCTCTTGTACACTTCTGTCTATATGATAATGTAAGTTATCGGCAACCGCAGCATTTAAATCTAAAAATACTGAAAATAGAGAAGCATCATTAAAATTATCAATCAACTCAGGATAATATGTTTTAACCATATTAATAAGTTCCGTTCTTATTGTCGCGAAATCTCTTGCACTATATGATATTTTCTTATCCATTGTTTCTTAAATATTTAAAATTACAAAATCCTCATTCTGGAACACGCTGTCATTTATAACATAATCAACTCTAACTTTAACAGTATATTCAGGATCTGTCTGTTCGTTTATGTTGAAAATATTACTACTATTATCGGTTTCAATCTCGTCAGTATTTGTAATAGGTGTTATTGATATATTAGTAACGTTTAATTTTGGAATATACTTTTTAACCGTTTCCCTGATTTCAGTTTCTATTGATTTAAATGATACCGAATCCATTTGTTCAAATAAGTAAGAATATAAATTAGTCCCAAAGTCCGGCATAAAATATCTTGTCCCTTTTCTAGTTAATAATAAATGAACCAAATTTGACCTTATCTCATCTCTTTGAGATGATGTTAATTTCAAATATGTTCCCTCATTGGAAACATTAAACGGAAACGATATACCATATGTAATATAATCAAACATATATATAAATACTTATATTTTATTTTCTAAAAAAAAGTGGTGTAGAAAAAAAATCTACACCACATAGCGAAAATCCATAAAAGTGTAACTATATATTTTATGCTGAACATGTTAAGCAATCAGGATCGTCTAAACTACAAACTTTACCCATATAATCATCAGGGATTTCTGATGTTATTTTATTACTATCCTCACCAACGGGAATAGGTTCAATTTCAACAGCCGGTTCTTCATTTATTGATGCCATATCCACTCCCAAAGTTTTAATTGCTTGTGCCTTAGGTTTCGTCCTTAAATAATACATACCTGTTTTCAATCCAAGTCTCCAAGCATAAAAATGAGCAGATGTCAATTTACTATATGTCGGATCCGCCATAAACATATTTAATGATTGAGATTGATCAATAAAACAACTACGATCTGCCGCCATATCCATCAAATCCTTACCTTTCATTTCCCAAACAGTCTTATACATTTCCTTAATGTCATCAGGTATTTCATCAATATTTTGGATTGATCCGTTTTCCGCAAACAATTTAATCCTAATTTTGTCCGTCCACAATCCTCTGTTTACCAAATCTTCAACTAAATGTTTATTGATAATTACATACTCACCACTCAATGTATTTCTCTTATATAGATTAGCCGTAAATGGTTCAAAACATTCATTATTACCCAATATCTGAGATGTACTTGCTGTTGGCATTGGAGCAATTAAAACCGAATTTCTTAATCCAAATTTCTTAATATTCCCCTTTAAAGTATACCAATCCCATCTACCAGATAAATCTTCTTCCGTTTTTCCCCACATGTCATATTGTAATACACCATTAGACGATGGAGAACCTTCATAACTTTCATACGAACCATTCTCCTTTGCCAAGTCATTTGATGCAGTTAGCGACGCAAAATATATGGTTTCAAAAATTTCCTTATTTAATTGCTTGGCATCATCACTCTCAAATGGATATCCTAACATCGCAAATGTATCTGCAAGTCCTTGAACCCCTATTCCTATTGGTCTATGCCTAAAGTTTGATGTTTTAGTCTCAGGTGTTGGATAATAATTTACGTCAATAACTTGATTTAAGTTAATTGTCGCCTGATATGCTACCTCATATAGTCTATCAAAGTTAAATTTCCTTAGTGTTTTATCTGACTTCTTATTCTTTCTCGATGGGAAATCAATCATTTTTGGTAATGCAATTGAAGCCAAATTACAAACAGCGGTCTCATTCTTGTCCGTATATAATATAATTTCAGTACATAAATTACTTGATTTGACAGTACCGACATTCTTCTGATTACTCTTTTTATTCGCAGAATCCTTATATAACATATATGGAGTACCTGTCTCAATTTGAGATTCAATTATTTTATCCCATAATTCACGAGCTCTAATCTCACGAATCCCATAACCCTCTTCTTCGTATTTTGTATACAATTCAGTGAACTTTTTATCATCATCAGAATCATAAGCATCAATTAACCCTGGTACTTCGTTTGGTGAAAATAGTGTCCACTTATCATCATTATGAACTCTTTCCATAAACAAGTCAGGTATCCACAAAGCCAAAAACAAATCACGAGCCCTCATCTCTTCTTTTCCGTGATTTTTTCTCAAATCAAGAAAATCAAAAACATCTGAATGCCAAGGTTCTAAATATACCGCAATTGAACCCTTACGCTTTCCACCTCCATTATGGGCAATACCTAGATTTGTAACATAATTAGGCGTTTTCTCAATTTTTAAATCATAAACAAAGTTATTATGATTTATTCTTTCAATGTTAATAACCTCATTGAAATCAAAACTATCTAAATCCAGATCACATATTTCCAGATCCAATTCACCATCAAACGACTGATGTTCTAAAATGATTTTTTTCATAACTAATAATTTTATTTAAATCCCAAATATTAAATTCAAAATTATACCCTTTATTTATACTAGCATTTTTTTTCTCCAAATTCCTACCATAGTCACACTTATAGGTATATGAAGATTTAACTTCAATAATCTTATTTTGCGACTTCAAATAAAAATCAGGATAATAATTATACTTTTTACCATTAAAATTATATTCTATTGGTTCGTTATCAAACCCAAAAACAATGTCGTTAATGCCATATTTAGATATCAATTCATAAATCACAAATCTTTCATACCCCTGTAATTCAATTTTCTTGTCTTCAATTAAGACAGTGTAATTTCTAAAATCTGACTCCAATTTTCTTCTACATCGTTCTGAACATGTTTTTCGAAACTCACCATGTGTTTTTCTAGGAATAGTATCCATATCACATATTTGACATTTAGGTACAACATCCTTACCATCTAAATATAAATTTATTTTGTGTCTAATATCAATATTAGAGTCGTATAACTCTTCAATTTCTTTCATTAAAACATAGTTATTCATTATATTTTGCGAGATAAACCCACCACTATTCTGTTTTTTGAAGTCTTCAGATGTTAAAGAATTCCGAAATTCTAGTAAATTATCGACTATCATTTTATCTTGAATTGACTTAAATTTACCTAATGCAGAATAACCCTTACTCCAACCCTTAAATGTCTTAAACCCTAACTCATCTTTAGGTGGCTCTGACATATTATGGGCATATAAATATGTTAACTCATCAAAAGGTAACCCATATATTTTATTTGCTTTAGCCCATTCCAAAATATTATTAGTTATATCTGGATAATGTACGGACATATAAATATATTTCTTTTTTTTACCCGACTTATCGTCCTTAAAAAATCCAAATAAGTCCATATTTCTTATACTTTTTTACTTAAAACAACATCATTTGATGTGATTGTATTCGCCTCAACCCACTCAACATTATAAATACCACTCTTAATTTTATCTTTTAAATTATCAACATCTTTTCCATTCCTAACAATAAGAAATAAATGTTTTTCAGTAACCAAATTAGTACCATTGTTTGTGTTTACCATTAACATATCTCTATCTTTAGGGTTATATTTTTTAACTTCAAGAATGTTATGATAATCACCATCTGACGTTAAAACCTTATCCTCAGTTGTAATTTCACTAATTTTTTTTACTCCCTTTAATGTAATTATATCAGTATCCCCATCAAAACATTGATCCACATACCTAGCGGTCTCATTAAACACCCTTAACATTGGTATAATCCCATTTGAAGTTCCATTCGTTCCTTTAATATAACTTCCTTTGGATCTTATCTTATGGATATTAACACCAATCCCACCAGCATTTTGTGAAATCACCGCACAGTCAGATAATGTCTTATAGATACCAACGATTGAATCGTCATCAATATCCAACAAAAAACAAGAACTTAACTGAGGCCTTTTTGTTCCCGAATTAAATAATGTTGGAGTCGCATGTGTGAACAATCCTTCAGACATCATATCGTATGTCTTTTTAACCA